TTTTGTTGTACAATTTATGCACAACCCCAAATGGGAGTCAAAGATTGCAATTCATGTTTGGTAAAAAATTCACCAGGGGATCAAAGATCCTCTGGTTACAACATCCAAAATGAAAATCTTTGACCCTTGGGGCCAAGCTTTAAAACTCTCTAAGAGAGACGGGGTAGACTGCAACATCCCGTTTTACACGCTTAAAATATAACTCAACACACAGCGTATTTAGTGTATTCAGCCCTCGATTATCGGTACTATATAGTCCTTTTGCGGTCCACGTCAAGTGGTATTTCAAAATTGAGCCGCCGTTGCACCTACATTGGTGCAGAAAAGTTTATACCCCTGCGGGTTTGGATGTATAATAATCCAGTGTTGGGCAAACTAACCACCAGATGCAATGCCAATCCACACCACTGCCAGCATATGTGGCAATAGCTAGTGAATCTGTGATTGTACTAGCGGTTGCTTGTTTAACAAGAATATTCATGACCGTACACTCTTTGTCAGTACCATCGGCAGGATTACCGACGACTGAATAAGTGGGATCACAAAAATTAAAATTATACATTCCCATGTGTGGAGCATTCCAAGAAATAGCTCCACCGCTTTCACTATTGGTAAAAGCGCCACCAGCAGTAAAATAATACACATCGTTAAGATATGCACGTGTTACGCTAGCAGTAGTTCCAGTATTTAAACTGGATGTGATTCGTCCGCGCCTATTTCCAGTGTCAGTGTCAGTATTTAAACGCTGAACTCGAATATCGCCTATATGCGGATATAAATCTACACTGGGGTTAGCAGTGAAATTCACTCCACCTCTATATGCACCATACATCATAGCTATATATGTCATAGGGTGTGTTGGGGTAAAAGTGAATGTTGTGGACCCAGATGCTGCTTTAATTTTTGAAGCAGTACTTTGTCCATTTGGGTCATACCCGTACATTGGAGGTAGGCGCGCATATGATTTCTCATATAGGCCAAATCTGGTCGTCCCATGAGCTCCTGGTGCACTGACATCGTATAAGGACATCCGATGTGCTAAGGCTCGTAAGGATGTGACACTCTCTCCAAAATTAAGTGCGTATCTATGCGGATGCATAGATCCTGTATCACCCAAATTAACTTCTTTCTCTTCAATATCAATTTCATCTTTACCTTGAACGGCAAAGAAGGACGGAGGAGCTCCAGTACTTGATTCTCCCAAGGAATCCTTAGGATTAACGTACTCCAAATTATCTGCACCCCTAACTGAAACCACAACAGACAGTGTCTGCGGAGAGACAGGTGAAACTAGTGGTGTCAAAACAGATACTAACAATAGACCATTATCTGATGTTGGATCTGCGGACATTGTAGTTCCGGCTGAGTAATTTAAAGCTGCAGTAGAACGTGCCTTCAAGAATGCATAAGCACTATGATAAGGAATTCGCAAAGAAGCTTTATTTGTTTCACCAATATCTAAAATAGTGGTATATACCACATTTTCAGCTAAAGCTGCCGTACCAGTTGTTCCAACAGGGTCCCAAGAAATTTTGAGACGACCTTTGTGAAATTTAGTACACACCACCTCAAAATCAAATATGATATCACCACGCCAGTGCGCGAACATCATTCCAATATATGAAAGTGGTGTGTGATAAACTCTACGAGCACACGTGGCTGGCACAGTATTTAAGATATCAACACTCTGAAATAACATAGGTGAAACCCTAGCATTAAATAATACCACACCAATGGCATTACCAGTAGCCCAAGTGGTTACAGTTAAGACGCTAGGTTTTGACACAATGTTTTGGATTATCATTTCATCCTTATTAGAAACACCGTGCAAGGATGGATCCACAGAAAGTTCCTGTTTAGGATCCAATGTCAGTTTTTGAATTGGGGCACCGATTTCCGATGTGGCCAATACAGGTCCTGCCATGTTGGTAATAGGTCTATGATTCTCAATTACGGGAGTGTTCGTGAATCCAAACATACTGGCTATATCTGCAATTGCAGACGCACCAATTGTTGTAGCACGAGCAAATTTACCTATTACTGGAACATGCTCCAAAGAACGAGTTGCTGAAGCAACTGCTGAAGCAACGCTAGATACTGGACCATCATATTCATCCTTACCTTGTAATGTTAACTCTGCTGTGGCAGCACATAGTTCCACATCCTCCATCCACGCAAAAGTATCAATAGTGACACTAGTGGATGCAGTGGAACTGGCTATACCTAAAATAGCAGTTACAAAATAAACTAAAACACCCATTGTTTTAGCTTCTGCTGCTGTTTGCAAACTTAACCAATTATTCTCTTTAAAGAACGGTAACTCAAGATGTCCCCCAGAATTGTCTGCGGGATGTATCCAAACGCCAGGTAACTGACTGTAAGGTACCAGCAATGGAAAATCACTAGTTGGATTAGATCTAACCATAGATTTCCTTGAGCCGGTATTGGCATAATTAACATTAGGTTCATAAGCTACACGCAATAGTCCAAAATGAAATGGAGTAGCATTTATAACGAATTTGAGACAAAGTTTGCCCCGCAAATAACTATAGTTAGTTAACTTTTGTTTAATTACGCTATTATTCAAAAATTGATACCAAGGTTCAAAACCAGTACCAATAGTAGAAGTCGAATCCGACGTGGTCCACGCCCGCGAATCGATTAAAGTTGGGCGGCTAAGAAAACCAGCCAACGATGTGTTATTAGCTGCATCACTTGATGCAATGGGATTAGATACATAATGGATCTTTTCTACATCGCCATCTGAAGTATCAACAAATGACAACACTTCACTAGTGAGATTCTCACTAGCTTGAATCTTGTAAGCACTATATTTACACTTATGAGCTGCTAAACACTCATTTTGTGCCACACTATTTCCGGCAAGTGTGCCAACAACTTCTTTATTTATATTATTATGAGAAATGGAAAACCGTTTTGTTCCCCACATGCGTGGCTTAGCGCATATGAGGTTGCGGATTATTAATCCGCCTGACCACAGGGGGGCAGAATGTGTATACTTTACTTTCGAGCGCGATAACACAAGCGCATATAGTGAGATTCATAAAAATCTCTTTCGACACAAATATATCCACATACAGAGCATTGTGAAATATAGTGCCATACTGCGATAAAATATCGCCATAACAACTATGGGTAGTAAACGAGTGAAATAATACAAATCAAAAATTAAATATACCAAAAAATGAGACAAATTTTTAATTTGCCAGTATTTATTATACAAAATATTATATATAAAGAAAGATATATAAAATGAAAACAGAGTAAACAACATACATTGCAGTAACCATTCCAAGTGTGCGCTATAATCCGGTGAACACTTTGTTTCATAAAAATAACAGTATCTAGGTACACGAGTATCATAGGTGTCTAAACCTTGCACCTGCATACTAGACATGGAATTTTCCTTGAAACGTTTCTCCAAGATTTCATAAGTGGGAAATGTAGACTTTGTGACATACAAATCAAAAGGAGATGAAGAAGTAATTAGATGCATAAAATAATTACGCATCTCTTCAAACTTTTCCTCACCATAGAAGAAATATTCCTGAACAGCACTACTAACAACTTCAACAAACTGTGCATATTCATCAATAGACTCTGAGGGAACCCAAACAGTCAAAGATTTAAAGATTGATTCCTCTTCTAATGGACATAGATGTACCTGCATACGCTCATCCCAACGCCACGTACGCTTAAGGAATGATGCTTGATCAATATGAATATACGGTACACTTTTAGATAATTTATCTGCCATGGTGTATCCTACACCAATCTCAGCCAATGATTTTTGAATAGTTGTATGGTTAAACCATGGTATAGATTTTGAAATACCCATGGCATTATCATCACCATAAGTAAATAATGCAACAAACTCCTTAAAATTTGAAACAACTTGTTCAGGATTAAGAGAACGATAACAATATCTCACATATAAACTATTAACAATTGAGTTGATGATCACAGTAAGAGGGTGACCAGAGGGATTGGTTCCAAAAAACTCTATTAAGTCACCATTGATATTACACACTGGAAATGCAATGTCATAAGCTATACATTGTATAACTAATAACTCTTGAGGGCTCGCACCTACATGTTCCATAATTTTGATTATAACATCAAAAGCTGCTAATATAAAATCAGCGAGCATCTTTTTATCAAATTTCTCATAATCTCCACCCACAATTTGATCTAAACCAAATTGTGTGAGATAGTCACGTACTAAATCCCAAGCATTTGATTGACATACTAATCCTGGACCAGCTTCAAAAAGAAATTGATTCTTCTGAACCACCCTAACAAAGGGTAGCAAATACTTACGAACTATAATGCTCCAGCCAGCTGGGGCACCTGTGAAAAGACGAGCTTTTCTAGCTAGAACTTTAGCCAATGATAATGCTTCGTCCTTATTATGACCACTCATGATAGGATAAGCACGTTTGCCCTCCTTATATAAATTTTCAATGCGTCGCATGTCCTCCATTACCTCTGTAGTGAAGGTCACCCCATCTGGATACTCTTCATCCACATCCGGTAGTAAAAAGGCTCGTTTAGTTGTATTATAGGGAAACCCCATAGAGGTTCCTCTATTTATACTATCAATAAACTTAACACCAGGCAAACCATTAATGGCCGCCTTATCTGATAGAGTTATCAGCTCTTTTTTACTAGATTCTGGTAGGCCATTTATAATGTCATTGGAAAATGCTACAACACATTCTTTTAAGTATGCTTTATTGTAATTATTTAATGGTACTACCATGTGCTCCACATTTTGTTTTACAGCATGGTAACCTCCCAAATATGGAGCACCATGTGCAACCTCTCGACCATATTTATCCAAAATATGTTGTTGCAATGGAGTAGCGCAAACTTTGGACTTTTGATTAGGTACAAAACCTGACAAAGTTCCATAAACATTGGCATTGACTTTAGGCAAATACCGGAGTAGACTCCTATGGTGTAATGGTTGTATATTATACGCACGTTTGGAACAGCTCAAAATTGGTGAACCTCCACCCTGAACATTCATTTGTTTAAATGATGGATGCTTTAACAGTGTTTGAATATCATTTTGATCAAAAGCAACAAAACCAACATTGGATCCATATCCTAAGAGGTGCATACCCATAATAATTGGCCCACGTGGTGTAGTACCAACACACATAGATCCACACATACCATCCGCAGTTTCGCGAGCACTAACGCCCATAAAAATATCAGCACTAATACCCAATTCTGCGACTGGTACTTGAAATTCTTTGTGTAGATTAAAGAATGGAATTAATTCTAATTCACCAGATATATGGCGCATTAACTCAAAACCTCTACTAGGGCACACCTCATTCGACATTATGAATTTAGTTATATCTTTGTGTGGGGGTAATCCTGTAACTTCAATCATACACAGATCTTTGTCCTTCATAATCACCAATTGACTACACTTTAAGCTAAAAGTGTAATTCGTATTGTGAGTACTCGATACATCGGAACGAATCACGGACACACTATAATCAGTATAACCCTGTTTAAATGCATGGGCAGGCAATAATAATTTTTGCCCTATAACAAAGATCCCACGCAAAGTTGTCGTAACAATTCCGGCTTTAACCGCAACTGCCACACAATTTTTATCAAAGATATCACGCAATTCTGAATCAGTAGCTGTAGCCAAACTACGGCTAGCAATTGGAATGTCAAAGGTTGCAATTGTTGGATTGGCAACGTACCAAACATTTTGATTGGTTTCTTTAACAAATTGTGTTTCTACAATACGTTCAACTGCTTGAACATCTAATTCCTCTTCAAAAATATCTTTAGATACTTCATCCTTAGGTTTAAATGTTTGAAATGCATAGTAACCTGCAAATAAAGCACTCACTATCGCTAAACCCGCTGTTAAAGTTGCAATACGCCGATCACGACGAGCATCCATATACCTGGTATATAAAGAAACATTTAAATTATCCGGCATAATATTTGCTATTCTAAAGCCCATAGAACGAGTCAGCTTATAACGCACAATATTCAAAAATATGTGTTTAACAAACCAATCCATGCTCAATAACCATATCAAAATATTGATAAAAAAGTTTTTGAAAATAGATGTATTCGCTTGAACCACAAATTCTTCAACATGCACGTCACATGTACAACGCTGAGTGGTAAATAAACATACTTTACACATCTCAATTTTGGCCATATCTGCATTCTTTTCAACGGCTTGAGTTTGGTTACGCTCATGTTCAGCTGCCTTTCCTAAAAAATGCTTAAGAAAAACATTTATATTGGTGAAAGTTATACCCTCTGAAAAAGTGGCCATTTCAAGACCATGATCAATGCGTGGAATAATCTCCTTAACATTTATAATCCAAAAATCTGGGAATTCACCATTCACAGTTTGTAATTTTGATGGATCGATAAAGACACCATTCTCATGAATATACTGTGGTTTAGGTTTAAGATCAATAACATATGGTAAGCGCCTATTTGCAGCCAGAGGGCAAGCAAAATATGTTTGGGTATTTAAATGTAGTGTATTAGTAGTGGCAAGCACTAACTTTGCTAATACAGGAGTGGTTCCTTTAGCGTCAAGTGAAGCTTGATTGGGAACATACGGAACATTATTAATAATATTCAACATTTCTATGATACTCTGATCAACTTGTGGACTTTTTGCTGGATTCAAGAAAGCTATATCATCCATGCGAATACACCATTGAGATGAATTAAATCCACTCCAAAATTCATCAAATGAATTTCGACTATAACAACCAGCATCTGATCGATCTAAGCCGTATACAGAACCATATGCATTGTATAAAACTTTTGTGAATGCTGACTTGGCAATACTAGAATGACCAGCAATCAATACACCAAAGGGAGCTTTACGTTCAATTTGGGCTGCTCTACGAGTGACTTCTACATTATACAAAAGTTCTAAAGAACACAGTTTTCTTCTGATTGCCACGCAATCTACTCCACTGAGTCTATTAGTATATTTGACGTATGCCTTACCCTTCTCGATGGCATCCATTAAATCTGCTTTAAACTTAAAATTAGAATTGTCCAATGCTGTCAAGTTAGATGTAAACATAGCTAGATTTAATAATCTATCGGCCTCCTGCAACCAATCAGAATAAATACGTTCCGAATGCAAGAAGTGTTGGAAATCACCTGTAACATACCATGCATCTAAACGCTCAGCAATATACAAGGCGGTGTCGATAATTGAGAAAAAGAATCCTTTTTTCGATGAATACGCATTAAGCATCTGTCTCTGCTCCATTTTAGAATAGTCTTCATCAGATAATGTTAAACCGACATGTGAAAGATATCCTTGAACTAGCGCGTAGCTAAATACACTCTGCAATTTTTTAATCATCTCATTTTCTGAAATACTATTAACAGTATTAAAAGCACCTCGCAAAGCGCCTAAAACTTCAGTGCTACTGCTTTGTACAGTGGGTTTTAAAATATCCAATAATTTATTGTATACACCCATATACATAGTTTTACCAGTCAACATTGCATATAATTTCTCAAATTCATCTTGATAATCACGCACTGTCGTACATTTGCTAAAACCTCTGTGCGCTATAGTCAATGTATTAATCTTATCAATCCAGAATGCAGCGTTAGGTAAATTTACTTTACGCATCTCTTTCATAATATGTTTTAACATGGTGGACACTGCTCTATTTTGGCGTTCATCAGAATCTTCAGATGTAGAATCAGCTTGTAAAGTGGCTTTACTGGCGAAAATAGCTTGTTCCACAATAACATTGTGTGAAATAGCTAATTCATTCACATTCCTAGTGAGATCTATCATGAGATAATCTCGCTTCAATGTACACCCAACTAAGGATTTACAATTGTTGGGTATAATAAGATCCCCATTCTTAATAGAAAGAGGTAAACCACATAATTTTGTGGTTGATAAAGATTCACGCACACGATCATAGAGATCTTTACCTGTATAGACACCATAATATCTACACACTCGGTCAAGAATCAAAACATCAATATAGCATTTATCTTTTGTAAAATCGTGGTTAACGATAAGATTCTTATCGTGCTGCGTTCGCGTAAAAACTTGTTTAACTTGGGTATTGGTATATATCATGTTAATTGTCTCTAAGCGGTAAAAGACGTATTGTTTCTCCCGGTCAAGGATAGGTATATCTACATATACCAGGGTTGGTTTGGTTTTAACATACCCCATAATTTTGCACTAGCACTATAGCATCCACAATATAGTCTGTGACCGAGGGTGCATAATACATAAAAGTTACATATTTGTCAAAGTGTATAATATTTCGAATTACAGGTCGGAGTGACTGGTTAGGTGTCGAGCAAGTTTTTGAGTGATATATACAACAATAACTGATATTGTTAGAACCAGCGAAGCCATTTCTATAATGTTCATGCAAAATACTGTCCGAGACAATATGAATTAAAGTAAAGTAAATGTTTATGTTTAGTCTCTTATATAATTTTTACGTTTTGGCCTCATGGGCTTATCTAATATGAAAATATGAAAATATATTATAAAATCTCCTCCTACCGTCTCAAACGGATTTAAAGTAGAGAGCCAAAGACCCTCAATGAATTTTATAATATACTAAAAGAAAAGAAATAGCTTTGTGATGGATTACCATCATGATAAAATAGAAAATAGCCGAAGCTACTGGGTTTTGATAGTAAATTTTCTAGAATATCCAACTTTGATTAAATAGGAAGAACCTGGCGAACTACATCACCACCGATTCTATATTTATCTAGGGTGAAAGTAAATTAAGTTTGCAATCCTTATTCGCAAACATGTCAGGTTAACTACATAACCGCAAACATGCCAGATAAAGGCAATGCAAAGTTAAAAGTTTCTGTGAAAATGTCAGTTATCGGCTGACGGTTGGGTAGGGAAAGTGTAAGAAAAATTCCCCTCAATGGAGTATTTGTAGAATACTCCAATGTGCCCAGGATGGGCGCGAAACATAATAGTGCAGTAACAATACTGCA